TGCGAGTCTCTATGGTGTGGGCATGACCTATGAAAGACGGAACATATGCACTTTTATTTATATTCATGCATAATTCGCTATTATAGTGCATATTAATATATCCTTGCTCAGATTCTCGCAAAAGCAATTTATCAGGTTCAACAGATTCTATCACTTCAAACATCCAATTTTTCTTATGTTTATTATATCTGTTTTGCATATGAGTGTTCCAATGACTATTTCTTTCAAGCTCAATAAAATGTTCTCTCAATCTAGTTCTGCAATCAAGAGACGAGCCCACGATAAAGTGTCCTGTATCTTGGCATGTTATTTTATATACTCCAGAATCTATATTAAACGGATTAATGTAAACTACTTTTGTTTTACCGTCTTGTATTGTTTGTGTCATATATTTATTTATAAAAAAACCCTAGAATTTCTTCTAGGGCTCATATAATATTTATGTTAAGGTTATTGTAGTAACTCTTGGAAGTTTTGATCAGTACGTGTAGCGTAGAAGTTTACCAAGATAAACTCTGCTGTACGAACTGGCTTAATGTAGATATCTACAACAAGCGAATTATCATCAATAACACTTGGAGGGTTATTAGTATCGTTACATACAATCAAGTAGTCGTATATACCTTGAGTATTCTTAGCTAATTCAAATACTGGTGTAATTGTATTAACTAAACGATTACGGGTGAATGATGTATTAGGTTCAAATACGAAATACTTTGTAGTATTGAGTACTGACTTTTCTAGATAAAGGAATAAACGACGTACATTCACTCTATCAAAAGCGCTTGGAGCTTTTTGCATTGTCTTTTGACCCATTACTACAAATCCTTCATTTGGATAATTGACTACTGGGTTAATAGAGATCTTATAGAGTAGATCGCGTTGTTTTTGTTGTGGGTTAATTGCTAAGTCAGAAATGCCTGTTACAATACCACGATTTAGACCAGCAGGTGCACCCCATGGATAAGCTACTGCATCGTTATTTGTATAAATCGCTGCAGCAAAACCAGAGAATGGTAACCAAGCTGGACGACCGCTAAAGCTGTCTGTAATCTTAGCCCAATTACCGTATGCTACCATATAGTTTGAATTATATGGGCTATAAGTGTTACGTAATGGCCAGTAAATGTTTTGTGAGAAGTTCTTTGTCTTATCGTCAAGTATTTTAAACGTTGCGCCTTGTACTAATGTGTAACGTAATGGATCGGAAATAAATACGCAATCTTTACGGCGGAATTGTACAAAGTTTTGTAGTTTGTTTTGTACTGTTTGCCAGTTTGTTACAACCGTTCCTGGGCTATAGTTACCATTTGTAGATGTTACTACTGCACCGTTCATTTCTGTTGCAAGCGCACCTGTGAATAATGTATCATCAAATACACCAGTTGAGTAAGCAGAAGCACCAGCATAAATTGTAGCTAAGCCTGCTTCAGCAACAATATCAACATTGTATACATCAGCATTTTCTGCTACACCTAAAACATATTCAAGTTTTGAAGGTACATCACCAATGATCTTAACATTAGTACTATCTAATGTAGGAGCCCAAGTACCGACAGTATAAAGATTGCTTGCTGGTAAATAGCTTGCAGGCAATGTACCGCCTGTTACTGTATCTGGACGATATACTCTTACTACTTTTGTATTGTAGCTAGATGTACCAGGAGCATAAGTTGTATTGTACCAATTTGTGCTAATAGCAAGATTTGGGTTAATTAAAACCGATACGTTTGGTGAAGCGTTGTTTACAACTGTTTGTAAGAAGTTAGTTACTGGAGCACCGCCAGCTGGATTTTGAATCTTTGCGTTAGCATATAACGAACCTACATAACCTTCTTGTAGAGTGTATGTGAGTTGAGCTGTATTATTACCGTAAGGTGTTACAGATAATTTGAAAAGACTCATTACAACGTTATCTTCATAACCGCTATTTAGACCAATGTTAAACGTTGGAATATTTTCAATAGTGTGAGAAACACTATCAATATTTGCATATGAAGAAAGTGAACTGACTGCAAATGCTAATGTTGTACTAGGTACAGATGTAAATGAATACGTTGGTGTTGAATCAGTTGTTAATGAATAGAATTGAGCAGCTGAATCATAATTTACTGTTGGACCAAAACGTGTTGAATCAGAGAAGTTAAGGTAATAACCTTCAAACTTTTCATTTACAGTTACTTGAGCTTCGTTTAATACAATAATACCTGCACTGCTTAATGAAGCAACTGTATTTGAAGCACCTAGACCGTTACTACCACCACCTGTTGTTGACCAATTTAGACCGCCTTGTTTAAGAGTGTTGTAATCGGCTTGACTTAATTCTACTAAAGTTGGAGCAGTAATGTAGTAGCTAGTTACAGCAGGATCATTATAAGCAATACCGCTTGCAGCTGAAACCGTAGAAGTATAAAGTGTGCCTGTAGACTGTACTGGAACAACTGGATATGCTAAAGCTGTATAAATTGTTGTGTTTGACTGAAAACCATTACCTAAACCGCCACCATATGGTAAGCGAGCTACGTTTACGGTTGCGTTTGTGCCACCGCTAAAAAGTTGCTGTACTGAGTAATAAAAATAACGTTCTGCAGCATTAGTTGGTGTGCCGTATATGTTTTGTAAATCAGCAACAGTTGTTAAATTTACAATTTCAGCTGTAGGTCCTTGAGGAGCAAATCCCACAACAAGTATGCTTGTTCCGTTAGGTGATTGTGCTCTTGTGCTAAGATCTATCTCGTTAATTTGTACCCCAGGGGATTGTATTTGACGTAAAGTAGCCATAGTAGTATTATATTATTATTTAGGCATTTCCGGAACGAAACCTTAACTTATTACAGTAATTCTGCGTTTAACTGACTAAATGTGAACGTAAATGAAGACTCCATTTGTTCAGCGTCTCTGTAACTATACGTAATACCGGTCAAATTGGTTATAAAAGCTTTAGTATAATTCCATTGGATTTTCTTGTTATCGTACTCATCCAAACCATACACAGTTATGTTGGTTTGGTAAGGTTGTAGATTACTCATACTTGTGTAAACCACATCATCTTTCGCATCTTTTATAACAGGAACTAAATTAGTTGAATCCGGTATGCTTTGAGAAGCGTCATTTATAAAATTTAACCACTTCCAAAGTACCCACCAGTTATTAAAGCCATTATCAACAGTAAAGCTAACCGTCACTGCTTGCCAATTATCCCTCTTACCACTTGTTAGGTTTAAAAACTGCCCACCATAAGGTAAGTTAACTGGCTGTATACTTGTATTAGGTACAACAGTTCCATAGATTGAATATTGTAAAGCATCTAAACTTAAGTTATTACTATCCCGAACCCCGGTCATATTCAGCTTTTTAAGGGAATCCGGTAGATTCAACACCAAGATAAATTTATCTTTCCTACTCTTGTTAAGAATAGACTGTTGTAGTGTTGTATCGCTCATTTATTACAAAAAGCGTTTAATTGCTTTATTATATATTGAACTAAAAGATTCGTCGTATGTTGTCTTGGACCTAGGTTGGTTGTAACCTGTAGTTGTACCTACAACCTGTGGTGTTGCCGCTGGTGCTGCTGCATTTTGTTTATTTCTTGCAACGCTTATCTTTTTTGCAACTTTAGTTATATATGCATATAACTTTTTAGGTGTATTAATTGATAACTGTACAAAAGCTATAGTTATTGTATTTCTTTCAGCTCCTATATTAGTATCGTATAAATCTATAGCGCCGTTACTTGCATTTATAATCGGTAGATACTGTTTTAATTTTTTTATAATTTCGTCATTATGAGGACGGCGTATATCCTGCAAGTTTGATAAAAAGTTTGTAGTTAGATCGGTATTATGATAGTCGTAGCTATATATAGCTTTTTCATCTAACGGATAATACACTACTCCATCAACTACCACTACATCGTTAGGATTCGTAGTCGGTGAGTTTTTAATTATTTCTATTGCTTTAGCTAGAGATTTTACTTGTACGTTATATACTTCTGTACTGTAAGCTGCTGTTTCACCTGGATATACATACCAATCTTTTTTTATTTCTATAAAAGAAATATTAACCACATCTTTATCAATTAAAGATTTAATTTTTATTGTTTGATCTTTAGTTATTTTACCTAGTAATGCTTTTATTTTATTTCTAGCATCTTCAGGTAAAACTTCATTATTATTTTTTGTTACATCTAATAAATGAGTTAATTTTATAGCAGGCTTATCTTGAAAAATATCTTTATCTTGTTTGGAGGAAGTATTTATTACATTAATAATACCCTTAACTGTAGGTATAGTTATAATTAAGTCCGTTTCAGATATAGTACTAGGCTTACCACCACCTAAACGACGAGCGAAATTAACCGGTCCTTTAGTTAGTCTATCTGTAATTTTGTCAAACGTTTCAGCCATATTATTACTTAGTTAAAAAATATGCTTTAAACACTGGATCAAACATTAAGGATATACCGCTCGTGCTTAAACCACGTGGTTTTTCACGTACTTTCTCAAAGTTTATATTGTAAAACCGCGCAATAGTAGCTGCTAAAGTTGGATTAACAAACACTTTACCGCTTTTTTGTTTCTTTAAATTTTCTATTTGCATAAACGGTGTTTCTTTATCCGTATGCATCTTTGCTACCATACTAGTAGATTTAGTTTCAGGTTTAGTTAACTTACTGACACCTGCTGCTAGACTTTGATGTCTTGGACCTCTACTTCCTTTACCGCTACCACCCATACCAGGCATACCAAAGAAGTTCTTAAAGTTTTCTTGGCTCATTGACAATTCTTTATCTTCTTTATCAATAACTCCTTTAACAAGTTTATCTATCTCTCCAGCACGTCTCAATTCTTTAAACGCTAAGTTTTCTATAGAGAATTCACCGGACTTTTCTAACCCGGCTTGTCTCATTTTAAGTATCTTTTCTTTTACATTTTCAGCACACTCTAAATCGCATTTATCACTGAGTGCGTGAGTGATTAAAGCTTTCATTGACTCAACCTTTTTAAGTAAAGCTTTTTTATCAATTGTACCTGCTTTAACTGGCTTAACCAACCAGCCATCATGCTTAATTGAGTACACACCGGTTGAATGGTGTGGTTCGGATACATCTTGTATATATGTCTCTACATTATACCCTTTTACTTTTATATCATGAGAACTGTTCCATACAGTTTTTTTAGCTTTAAAATAATCCTTCAGCAAGTCTTTATCTATATTATAGTCTTTGTAATCTGTAAGGATGTGTAGATCTATATCACTATATTCTGTATAATTAAAATTAGCCAACGAGCCTGTAAATGTTATATCTTCTACATCTACGGTTACTTCAATAAACTCTAAAAATGCCTCGGCAACTTCTAATAGCTTTTCTCTTATTTCGGGGTTTAGCTTATTATTTTCCCATATCAACGGATTCAAAGAATCGTGATATTCAAAGGTAAGCTTGTTTGCAGAAGGTAACA